GCTTCTGGGTCGTCCCATTCAGAAAAGCGCAACATGTTGTTGCCGAATGAGTACCGAACTTCCCATCCAGAAACATCACTGACTGTTTTGAATTTATTTACATGCGGCACGAAATCCTCAAGCCCGCACATGCGAGCAAATGCAAGTTCAGCGCCAGCGCATACACCGTGTTGCCACATCTCCCATATTTCACCTTCGTAGTAATTGCGGTTACGTTCTGGCTGGGCAAACATTGGCAATTGCCGCTCATAACCGATTCTGGCTACCGTCGCTTCTTCTTCTGGGGTTAGCGAGTATTCGTAAAAAGAAGGAATGATGATGCCCATAAAACTAGCAATGTCCCCGTTTCTGGTTGGATTTATCTAAAGCGTAGCGTCATCCGCGCAATCTTGTGTCGCATCTGAGGCAAAATTCTGCCCACGGGTACCAGCGGCGCTGGTCGATTGGATGGCTGCATTCCAGTAGTTCAGTTGAGCGATAGTTCAAGATGTCCCTGATGAATTGCGAAAGTGGAATGCCCTCCTTTTCGGCGGCCTTCTTCCAGCGCTCTCGCTCCTTGTCTGTTGTACGAATGAGCACCTGTTTATCGGCAGGGCCATCGTCATCTTTGCTAATCGTCGAGACTGTCGGCGTCAGGGTCTCTGCCACCTTGTCCATTGCCGCTTTCAAGTTGTCTTGATTCTCTTGGTTCACTTTCGACCACCTCAGCATCGATAATAGGCGCCTGACCAAGCATTTGGGCGACAGTTTCGCGCGGCAAAACCCCAGAAACCGCCATAAGTTCCAAGAGTTTCTTTGCCTCGCTCTCTGGGTCGAACGAATTTATCTGCTTTGGCATGCCTTCTTGGCCTGCGAGCGTTGCTCGGATTGGCTGTTGCGCGCCCTGTGAGACATCGGCATGAATATTGACATTGGTTTGCTCCATCCCCAGCAACTTAGAGCGCCTGTCCATTATTGACAGTACCTGCTGCACCGCCTTCATGTCTGGCTCCACAGAAACCTCGGTGCCATCATCGAGCGTCACTTTACGATGTTGAGTGAGTGGCCAAAGGGCCGCTTGCATTGCGTCAAGCCGCTCCAATTCCATGCGAAGGACCTCTGGATAGGCAAGCGTTGTTTCTTTGTTTAACTTTTCCAGTTGTCTTGATATTGCAAGAGAAACAACTTTGGTTGAAACGTTAAATCTTTTTGCAATCTCGGATACCGCAACGCCAGCCTGCCGCATCTTGAATATGCGCGAGTCCCTTTCTGCGAGGAACTCTTTGGTCATTGGTGTGTTGCTCATGTCGGAACCTTAATCGAGGCTGGCCATTCGACTACCTCAAATGGGAAACGTTTCCCTCTCTTAATTCTAGTTGGCCACTGACGCTCGTCACGGGCACCTCGGAAGTGTCGAACGTCGTAGTGGTAGGCCATTCCAGTCGTGTCTGGCTGTAGCGAAACGCCGAACTCTGGCCAACGTGACCAAACCGCCGAGCCGAATGGTCGCAACTCTCTGGTTGTCATGGATGTACCAAGAGGGGCATGGTGTTCAAGCCACATGGAGCATTGGTAGATGTCGCGCAGAGTGTCAAGATAACGCGCAACTTCTATGGCTACCGCTTCGCTCGTGCGACCGCCTGGGTCAATGAATGATTTGTACAGGGGCCCCATGACCAAGAGCGCTGGCTTTGTTTTCTCAAGCATCTCCTCAAGAACCGCCCTATCTTCGGCGCGAAGCAGGTCAAGGCCCTGTGGCTTAATGAGAAGATGTGCCTGTGGGTTGCTGTTGCGCGACACGGATTGTGCGGCGCCGTAAATAGAGCGAGATGTTCGCCTAATAATCCGCTCTGGGTTTTCAAGGTCAACCGTGAGTGTCGTTTGTGGCCGAATCGGCTGATAAGTAAATGGATGAATGCCAAAACCAACACAAATCGCCACCTGTCTGGCCAACATCGTCTTGCCGACACCTTCGGCAGCAACAACTATTACTCGCTCGCATCTCTCTATTAGGCCAGGTATTACCCAATCGTAGGAGTCATCGTCTGATTCGGTTACAAAACTCGACCAATCAACAAGTCTGCCAGTGTCTACGATTTTTGTATTTGATGTGCGCGAAATGATAAGTTGAGCACGAGAAAGTTTTTGGCTTTCCGACATGTCGTCACGCTCGAACATCTCGAAAATTTCGTTGATTGCTTTGCCTTCGTGAGTGTCACTAACCGCTATTTCTTTCTTTTCCGAAATAACAACATCATCAACATTGACTGAGACAAGTTCGTCAATTTTCCCGCCTTGACCGAGGTGGTCGGTGATGTCTTTGCCTTTTGATGCAGTCCAAACCTGAACATCGCATCCAGATTCGGTCAATTCTTGAAAGACGGATTTTGCATGCTCGAGTCCTGCTTCGTCGTTGTCGGCGATAATTTCCACAACTGCACCAGCGAGGGATTCTGTGTGAATCTGCAACCATGTTCCCGCCCCATTGGGCATAGTCGTCGCACATATACCCATTTTGATGAGAGTGTCTGCATCTTTTTCCCCTTCAACTACCCAAATTGGTTCGCTATTTTCTTTTGCTTTTAGAACTGCTGGAAGGTTGTAGAGAACGCGAGGTGTTTCGCCAAGTTTGTATTCCCACCCACCGTTTCCGTCTGGCTTCCGCTGACGAAATTCTTTCTTGCCAGTCGCCCTATCCACATAGCGCAACTTTTCAAAAAGGAGAGTTCCGTTTTCGTCAAGGTACCGATACTTGGCGACAAAATCAAGTTCGCGTTTTGCTTTTGATGGGTAAAGGTCAGACATTTTCAATCCCATGGCCTCGCATGCTTGCTGCGTATTGCATCTGCCAGCGTGGCAGTAGATGACGACCTTACCATCTTTGCCCTCAGAAATGGAAAATGACGGGTTATCGTCGTCATTTCTGCATGGGCACTTTGCCTGAAATCCACCAGAAACGCTCACGACTCCACTGAGTCGGTCAAGAACGTTTTGGACTTGAGGCGAAATGCTATGCACGAAGCATTCGTTTCTTCACAATTTGCGAACGTTCGAAAGCCATTGATGTTGTGGTCATTGTCAGCGGTGAATGCATGCTGAGTCTGGCGCGGCGAGCATTGCGAGAAATAAGCACATCTCGCTCGCATTCAATGCCGAGTCTGACGCGAAGGTATTCGCGCTCGCTTTCCGTTGTCCCGCCCCAAATTCCATAAGGCTCTGCCTTGAGCGCATAGTCGAGACACTCTTCTTGAACAGGGCATGACGAGCAAAGTTCAATTGTCATTCGCTGACGCTCTGTAAATTTCATGCGCTCACCATGAGATTGGGGAACCTTTGTTTCGTAAAAATGCTCAATTGGCTTTCCCTTGCATGCAGCGTTGGTGAAATCTGGATACGGAGTGGTGATTTGCCGAGAGGCTGGGTCCATGTTGGGGCGGTTTCGGACGTTTTGATAAACCTCAATGTGATTTTCCTTTAAAAAACGGCGCACGCGCTCCTTGCCAGCATGCATAATTGCTGCAATCGTGTCTGTCGATTTTCCTTCGGCCCGAAACTTTTTGATGAGTTCCGCTTCCTCTTCGGAAAATGGCTTTCGCTGTCCTTCCCCAGTAGGCATATACCCTCCTCGTTTGTTTAGCCGATGAGTTTACGCACGTCGCCTTCGGAAAGAAACACAACGGCACCAGAAATTTTTTGTTCTCCAAGTTTGTCAACAACGGAAACTTCGACTTGCTCCAAAGTCACCCCCAGGGTGTGGGAGATTTTTGCTTTAACCCTGGCTATTTCAACTTCTGTTTGCTGAAGGTCTGGGTCCACTGTTTTTGCTGGCGCTGCAAGTGAACGAATTTCCAATTCTTTTGCTTGTGAACGCAAGCACCAGGCACAAGCGAGTTTTTCCGAGCCAGATGCACGTGGTCTTCTTTCCGTGTGGCCACACTCAAGTACATGTTCGTACACGACATTGCCCCATGAGCCAACACGACGTATTTCAAGCACCTTTCGGCGCGGCGATTTGCGATGTTCGGTGGTCATTTTTGGTTATGAAACTATTTCCCACCCGTCAGATAGGAAATCGTCACATAATGTCTTGTATCTTGCATCTTTGTGCATTAACTTTCCTGGTTTTCCAGTGACCTCACAGGTCTCGCTAGATAATTTTTCGTATTTTTGCGCTATTTCCCACATCATTGCCTCTTTCAAGCCGTCGCTTGTGGTGCCAAAATAGAAGCGAAGCGTTCCGAACTTCTCTTTTATCTGATATGGGTGATATGTCGGGTCCATGGCCAGCAACTCGAGGTGGCACTTTGCCACGAGTAGTCCCCACCCAGCATCGCAAGAGATTGTTTTGCCCCAACCTTGGGGTATTAACTCTTTGACCTGCTCCAAAATTGGCTCAATGTCTATTTTTTCTTCTTTTTCCTCGGTCATTTTGTTGCCCCATCGTCAAAAAGTTCTTTCCAGTATTCTTTTTGAAGGTTGGCATGCCACCTGACGCACTCCATCATGCGTTCAGCAATGATTTTGACCGAATCTGATGGCTCATTTTTCTTTACAGTCATCAAAACAGCCGAAGATTGACCAAAAAGTTCTGGTTCGGTATGCGCCATCATGGCTAAAACGTCTCGAATTTGAACATTATGACCGCTTTCGGCGACATTCTTTTCGATGTCATGTGTGTCTCTACTGGTCATTTTTGTTCTGCCTGACTTCGCAC